GTTTGGTCCACTTGGTGCTAGACTTAAAGATGACCCTGATGTATTTATCTTCAACAAGAGATATTCTATTTCAGAGATTGTTGATAGCCAAATAGCAGACAACCGTTATATCGAAACATGGAGAGGTAAAGCTGGTGCTAAGTTAGCTCGGAGAGCCTTCTATAATCGTACAGCGCCTATCTCTGCTTATACTCAACCTATCATTAGTCGTTACCCTTCTTTGAAGAATGCTAAACAAGCACTGCTTAATAAGATACCGGGTTATACACAATGGAAATCGGTTAACAAACTCTTAGAAGCCAAAGGTCCAACAGACTCTTGGATTACTAGGCAGATTGCTAAACTACGTGGTAATGCTCGTGAGATACTTGATGGTGAGTTTCTGTTTGCTAGAGACCGTAAGAAAGCTATTGCAACACTAAATGACAAGTCTACTAAGGCTCTTGCTAAATCAATGGAAGCTATTGCTGCTGCTGATGGTGCAGACTACGATATGCTGGCTATTAAGATTGGTCAGATATTCGACGAAGAGCTGGGTAACTTAAACCCCTTCCGTTCTAAGACTCTTAAAGAGTTCCACAAGGATGGTGCAAAGATTATTACTAGTCTGGAAAAGCAAAAGTTAATTCGTACAAGTGTATTCAGAGACTCTGGAACAACTTCACCTATTGACTTAGCTACAGGTAGACCCTCGGCAGATAAATCTTTGCGTGGCACAAGTGTGTTTAAGCAGATTGAGATTGTTGATGGTAGCCTACGGCAACTACAGATAGCAAACGCTAAGTCTCGTGCTGCTAGACGCTTTGGTGTATACAACAACCGTGATAAGGTCTATGCTCGTGCAGGTCAAAAAGAATACTTTGATGCCCGTGGTCGTAAGACTAACATGCCAGTTGTATCTGAAAAGGTTTATGCTGACTACGATGCTAAACAGATTGACCGTGATATAGCTAACATGCTTAATCATGCTAACTCTGTTAAGTACTCTGTTGACAACGACTTCTTTGACTTTGCTGAAGAGGTAATTTACTTTAAAGCTAAACGTACAGGTGACTCTAAGTTGCTTGAGCAGAATGAATGGAAGAAACTGTTTATTGATGCTCGTGGTAATGATGGTCGTGGTGTACTAGCTACAGCTAAGTTCCATAGACAACGTAATCAAGCTTTCCAAGTGGATGCTTCAATTGACTTCCGTGGTCGTGTATATCATCGTGGACTACTCACACCTACTAAAGGTGAGACAGTACGTCCGTTCTTGAATACATCTAGAGCAGTATCAGTTAACCCTGATGTTCTAGAAGAACTGCAGACACAGATTGGCGCTGCTACAGGTAATGCAATTGACGTACTAACTGTTAAAGGTAGACTTAAAGCGTTTAAAGACATTGAACAAGACTTGCTAGAACTTGGTAGCTACATGCTAGACAAGAAAACACAACGTGCAGGTCAGGTTAGAAAGTTTATTGCTAAGACTCACCAGATGGGTCTTGATGATGAGCACATCGGTAAGGTATCTCGTCTTGCTCTAGAATACACTCGTATATACCGTCACATGGATGGTAAGATGTATACTGACAAGACTAAATGGAGTCCTGCTGATATTAAGAAGCTTGCTGGTTACAAGACAAGAATGATGATTGAGAACGATGCTAGTTCATCTGGTGCTCAAATTATTGCTCTATCTACTCGTGATAAAGCTGCTGCTAACCTATCTAATGTTATACAGACACCAGAGAAACAGCGTCTCTACGATGAGATTGCTAAGTTAACTGTTAATGACCCTGAGTTCCTTGCTATTCCTGAACTTCAAGACTTAGACCTAGACTGGTCTGACTTGATGAAGGCTGCTAAGAACCAGAACATGGTTACATTCTATGGTGCTGGTGATGCTACTAAGTCGGCTAACGTTGCTAACGCTTTTGCTAAAGTACTAGCTAAGAAGGGTAAAGTGACTATTTCCTCAAAGGAAGTAGATAAGTTTAAGAAAGCCATTGATGCTAAGATTAGCTTCGAAATGGACAGAAAGAATTGGACACGCATAGACGAATTGCGTGATATCAAAAGAGATGTGGTTCTATCCTCTAAGCAGGGTAAACCAATTACCGAATCCTTACACGACATTGCTAAGTCAGAGTTTAAGGATGGTATTAAGAGTTCAGAAGACATGCATACATTCTTGTATAAACTTCGTGATGAGACAGGAGACCTTGTAGGTACTCGTGTGTTTGAGAAGATATCTAAGATTATGTCAGGTCATCTAGAAGAACAAGTTCCTGTAACAGGTAAGTTCATTAAGTTCTGGAAAGATGTTGCGAAAGATTATGTTCGTGAATCTGAGTCAGTAGATATCCCTTGGGTGACTTTTGATGGAAAGACAATGATGCAACGCTACCGTGTTAAGGAGCAAGTAAGAATAGACTTTACAGACCCGATAACTGGGCAGAAAGTTTATAACATATACGAAGCACCTTCTCGTAATGGGAAGCTAATGTCAGAACAATCAATACAAGATTCTGCTATTGGTCTTGGTGTTAACGGCAATCACAGTAATGATGCTGTGCTTGTTAGAAGATTCCACCTTTGGGGTAGAAAGAATAACGTAGACACTGGAACTATCCACGATGCGTTCTTTACAAACTTAGGTGACGCAGTTAATGCGAAATGGGCTTTACGTCAGTTGTATGCAGATGCACTGAAATCAGGCACCATTGATAAGACTCTTAAAGCAATGCGAGAGTCAGGTATGTCAAGAGAAACATATCGCAAATACTTACAACGAGCAAAAGATGATGGGCTTCTGCAGTCCGGACCTGATGCTTTAACATACGATGAAATCCTTGCTCCAATTGAGTCTGGGAATGATTGGTATGGTATCGGCCCATAAGTTGTACTTAAGCTGATACAGAAGAATTTAAACGAGTCTGTGGCTCATAATCATATATTATATTCTAGCTGTGCTAGGAAAGGAATTATCATGGAAAATCAAGTAGAGAATGAAGTAGTAACCGAAGAAGTAACTACACCCGAAGCCGAAGCTCCTGTTGTTGAAACAGAAGGAGAGGTAGTAACACCTGCGGACGAAGTTGAAGCATTGGTAGCCGACCGTTTGGCGAAGATGAAAGAGAACATGGACCGTATGTCTAAAGAGCGTGATGACGCTTTGAAAATGAAAGCTGACATGGAAGCTAAGGCGAAAGAAGACGCCATTGCCCGTATGAAAGAAGAAGGTAAACTCCAAGAAGCTTTAGAAATGGAACTCGCAGACGCTCGTGCTAAACTGGCATCGTTCGAAGAGCAGAATGTAAAACTGACTCGTGACAACGTATTGAACCAAGCATTAGCTGGTATGGAATTCCGTAACGATAAATCACGCGACATGGCTCGCCGTGAAATCGTAGAACAACTGACACAAGGTGAAGAGGGTGGCTGGGTACATTCTTCAGGTCTGACTATTGCAGACTTTGTTGAGTCCTACGCTAAATCCGAAGACAACTCATTCCTGTTCCGTGTTAAATCTAACTCGGGCGCAGGTACAGGTACTCCTGCAGGAGCACCTTCAACCGACATGGCCAAATCTATTGGTGAAATGTCTACAACTGAAATCCTTGCTCTTGCAGCAAAAGGTAAACTAGGTAACTTTAACCTATAACTCTTACTATTATACAGCTATAAAGGAATATTAAAATGGCTATTACAAACACAGACTTCCAGAACATCGCTCTGGCAATCTCCGCTTACTCAGACGAAGCTTACACAACAGCTAAGAAACTGAACGGCACAGGCATCGTTGCTTCCGACCAGCGCATCGACCTTTCCGGTGAAAGCTTTATCGGTCAATTCCGTTGGTACAAGCCTTTGTCAGCTACTGTAAACGTTGCTTCTTTGGCTTCTGCTACAGACGGTACATACACTGGCATGTCCACAGACGTTGCTGACTTCGTTAAGACTGTTCGTACTTTCGGTGCAGAGCAAGTTAACATGCAAGAAGTTGTAAGCAAAGCCGATGGTCTTGCTAAAATCGCTCGTGACTTCGCTGAAGTACGCGCACAAGACGAGCATGACGCTCTTTTGTCTGTTCTTAAAGGTGTTGCTGCTCACGAAGTTAGCCTTGGTACTACTTCTGGTATCTTGGACTTCGACACAGACGCTGACACTGCTGGTGTTGGTTCTTTCGTAGACGTTAACGCTGCTGGCCTTCACGGCGCTGCTGCAACTGGTGCTGGCGATGCACGTAAATTGTTTGACGCTTCTGCAATGGGCGCTGCCCGTGGCGAACGTTTGTTCCGCTCTATCGGCGCTGCATTCAAAGACTATGAGCCTGATTTCATGTACATGGTTACTTCTCCTGAAGTGATGGCTGAAATGCGTGCTGCTAACTTGGTTGACGAAACTACTGTTACTGAAGGTAACATCGAGTTCACAACTATCTTCGGTGGCAAATTCCGCCTCATCATGACTCGTGCTAACCAAGGTAACTTGGGCGCTGAAGCTGAAGTAAACGCTGTGTCCACAAAGACTACCTTCATCATCAAGCCAGGTTCTGTTGCTTCTGCTTCTATGCCTATCCCAACACCTGTTGAAGTTGACCGTTCGGCTGCTTCTTACATGGGTGGCGGTTCTACTAACGTTTGGTATCGTTGGGGCTACGCAATGCACCCAATGGGTTACGACTGGGCTGGTGCAACCACTGCTTTCGCAACTAACACAACTATGGGCGCTTCTGCTTCTTACGCACGTAAAATGGACGCATTGAACTTGGGCATCTTGCCTATCTTCCACGCTTAATAAAACTATAGGAGAGAGAACTAATGGCACTTGTACTCAATACAAACAGCTACGTTTTGATAGCAGACGCTGATACATACTTTGAGACTCGTATTGATAGTGCCAACTGGCTTGACGCTGAAGACGAAATCAAAGAACAAGCACTTGTCACTGCTACTTATATGGTAGATGACAACTCTTGGATTGGTTCTGCTGTTAGTTCCTCTCAAGCACTGGCTTGGCCCCGTAAGAATGCTTTCTACTACGATAACCGTATGGGAACCAATATTACGGTGGCCGACTCAGAAATCCCTAACAAGGTAAAGGTTGCAGTATACGAACAAGCACTGCACTTAGTAAACAACGAAGATGTACTGATGGGTCAGTCTCAAACTTTTGAGTCTATCTCTATCGGTTCTATCTCGTTGTCTGACTCCAACGGAGACGTTACCCGTATACCTAAAAGACCTGTCGAAGTACTTAGAAGCATTAAGCCTCTGATTATTCGCGGGGCTGGTGGTATGGGTGGCTCTTGGTGGAGGGCCAACTAATGTCTTTAAAAACTAAACTCAAAGGCGCAGTAGACAAGGCGTTTGCTGCTGCCGGAGACTTGGTACTTACAGGGACATTAACTAACATAACTGCGACTGGTTACGACTTTTCTAGTGGAGCAACAGCTTCTACATCAAAGAAAGAATCAGTTAAGATAATCATACTTGACACAAAGAAATCTGCTGGTCAACCTTACACTGCCACCGCTATTATAAAGTCAGGTCCAACCTTGGACAACTATGACTCTATTTTAGTAGGTACCGATAAGTACAGCATTATAGATTTCTCTGATAATGGATTTTCTGTTGACTTGACACTTAAGAAGGAGGTATAATGTTTACACAAACTTTAACCGCCGTTGAAAGTGTTTTCGGTAGTTCCGCTTGGACTGCTAACAACATTAAAACTATCCCTGACAATTTTGAAGGGGATATGTCTAATTCCTCTGAGTATGTACATATCTCTGTCTTACCTTCCAGTAGTAGTCTATTGGCTTTTGGTGTTGATAGAAAGTTAAATGGCCTTGTTGCTGTCAAAATCTTTGTTCCTGCGGGTTACGGTCAACGCCGCCTAATGGAAATCGGAGACTTGCTTGACAACGTACTACAATACAAAACCTTATCTAATGGGACTAGGCTTGATAGTTCTTACATTAACGTAGAGGGGCTAGACCCTCGTAATGAATCGTTCTATAGCGGTTCATACTTCATACCATTTACGCTATACGGAGAAAATTAATATGGCACACATTTCATCCTTGGGTGCGGGTATCTTTACATACCTCGACATCTTCAAAGGCACCATCCCAGCGGGTACTGATACCTCTGCTGAAATGGCTGCTCTTTTCGTAGGCACCGTTGACGGAACAGCTGACGCAGACCATGTTCGCATGCCATCTGTTCGTGAATTCCCATCTATCGGTACACCTGCTAACATCGTTAACGTTCCTGTTTACGGCCAAAAGACTTCTTCGCAGGTCCAAGGTCAGTCTGATGCTCCATCTTTGGAAATCACTGTAAACTACGTTGCAGACGACATGACAGCAATCCACGCTCTCATCGACGGAAACCAAAAGGCATTCCGTTTCATGATGTGCGCAACTGCTACAACTGAAGACGAAGGCGCAGCTGCCCTTATGGCTACTGAGAACACTGAGTTCTATTTCCTCGGAAAAGTAGAAGCCATCTTGGTAAACCCAGCACTTACAGACGCTACAACTGCGACTGTTACTTTGTCTGCACAAACAGACTTCTTTGGCCCAGCAACTTTGGCTGCTAGCTAAGAATAGTTGGAGGCTCCCTTTTTGGGGGCTTCCTTCCCATCCCGGAGAATATTATGGATAAACCATTTAGTAAAGCATTCGTTATGCGTACTACCTTTCGCCACATGCGGCGTAGTGTAGATATCAGCATACGTAAAAGCTTCGAGAGGTTCCAAGACTTCGACCAGAACACAAAAGCTGGTAAAGAAATTATGGAAACCCTATCAGTATTACATACAGTTCGGAAGATGCTAGATGACTTTCAAGCAGCAAATCCAGAGCTATTTACAGAAAAAGATAAGTTAGGACAATAACAATGAAACATCTTGTTGGAAAATTAGTAACAGAGAAAGTACCCTTTATGGGTGACGAAGTAGAAGTTAAGAAGTTGACTGTTGGCGAAGTTATGGGCCTACAGAAAGTAATCGAAAAGGCTGCAAAGTCTAAAGATGAACAAGCTCAACTCAAACTCCTTTGTGACGTCATTAAGATTGCCGTTATCGGGGCAGAAGAACTTACCGATGAAGATTTTAATACCTTCCCTATTCAAGAACTAACTGGACTGTCAGAGCAGATTATGCGCTTGTCAGGTCTTGGTGGTACTGAGGGAAACTAACACATTCCGAAGAGAACTTATATGAATTAGCGTTCATTCTTGGGATGCCTGTTTACAAGATTATGGAAGAGATGCCCCAAACAGAGTTATCTAAATGGGGACAATACTTCAAACAAAGACCTTATGGCTGGCGTGAAGACCAGAGGACTGCTGTCCTGCTTCAAGCACAAGGCTACAAAGGTAAACCTGAAGATGTCTTTAATACTCTTAAACAACTTAAACAAAACATTCCTGCTGAAGTCAAAGCCCTTCCAAAAGGTAAGTTCCTAGAAATGATGATGGGAGCTAAAGACGGGGACGACTCTGGTTGGAACCCACCTTGGATGAATAAATGACACAAGTCTCTTTGGAAGTAGTAAATTTTGAACGAGAAATGAAGCGCATCGAAGACGAAATTGTTGCGCTTGGAAACATAGAAATTGCCGCACTAGTAGAGTACGGTACTCAACAACTTAGGGTTGTTACGCCTGTTGATACAGGTAACGCAAGACGTGGTTGGCAACGTGATATAGAAGTTAGTTTTACTAATTCCTTTATTGGTGCTACCATCTATAACGATGTAGACTATATTGATAGACTAAATAACGGGCATTCACAACAAGCCCCTACTTACTTTATCGAACAAACGTTATCTAAAATAGGTTTAATCACCCCTGTATAATATATTGCCCCTGATGGTAGCTCGAAATACGAGTTTAACTGTTAGGGGCTTTTTTATTAAAAGGAGAACTACATGAGTGGTGTAGAGATTCGAGTACGTGCTAATGCGAAGCAGGCTCAGAATGAAATTAGAAAGACAGGCAAAAGCTTAAAGAGTTTAGAAACTCAAGCCGCCGATATTACAAAGACTTTCCGCCGTATGGCTATTGGTCTTACAGCTGTATTTGCTGGTGGTGGCATTACTAGAGGTATTAACAGCGCAGCTGACGCTATGATTGGTCTTAACAACCGGGTCAAACTGGTTACTAAAGACGCAAAGACAACACAAAAGACAATTAACGACTTATTTGACATTGCCGCTCGTTCAGGTGGTAGTATTGATGCAGCAGCAGAAACCTTTAACCGTTTTGGTTTGGCTCTACGGGACTCCGGTAAGTCAGTTAATGAACTACTAACTGTTACCGAAGCGGTACAAAAGGCTGCTATTATCTCTGGCTCCGGTGCAGAATCAGCTAAAGCCGCTATCGTACAGTTGGGTCAGGGTCTTGCCTCTGGTCAGCTACGTGGTCAGGAACTTAATTCGGTACTCGAACAGATGCCAAGGCTTGCACAAGCTATCGCAGAAGGTATGAAGATTCCTTTTGGTAAGCTACGTGAAGAAGCTATGGCGGGTAAGATTACGGCTGAAGCAGTATTCCAAGCACTACTAGATGGTGCTGGCAAGATTAATGACGAGTTTGGTACACTACAATTCACCACTGCTGACCTTGCAACCGTAATGAAGAACGAGCTCACTAGGGCTATTTCTGAGTTCGATAGGGTCACAGGTTTCAGTGAAGCCTTTAAAGCAGGTATACTTGGCTTAACAACTGCTTTCAGATTTGTTGGAAAGAATATTGAGAGATGGTCTTTAAACACACAGCTGGCTTTCTTGATTGTAGAGTCACAGGCTAAAGACTTTGTTAAAGGTATTACAGACCTGTTCAGTGCTGACTTTGACGCAGCTGCTTTTGGTAAGCGACTTGGTGAAAGTCTTACTAAAGCATTTAAAGACGCTAAATCTTTTGGTGCTCAAAAGGTAGAAATCGCTCTTGACTTTTCAGTTAAAAAGTATAACTTGATTAAGAGCATGTTTCCTGAAGGTGAAGGAGGAATCCTATCAACCCTTACAAGATTTGCTACTAAAGTTAAGGACATCTTTGTAGGTCTATGGAAAGCCATTGTAGGTGACTCTTGGTGGACAGGTATCTTTGACCCTTCACACGAAGAGCTTGGTAAAGCGTCTATAGGTAACGTGCAGTCTTGGGGTAAACACCTAGATAAAGCAAGAAACTATATTGCTGGCTGGGCAGTAGGTATCGCAGGAGTATTTGAAGAATTACACTTTGAGGCTTTAGACGCTTGGCAGTTGCTTGTTACAGATGTTGAAACACAAGGTTTTACCACTACTGCGTCACAAAGAATTGTAAACCCTTTGAAAGAAGCTTTTAATTCATTGTTTGATGAGATTGGCAATGCTTACAACAGATTTGCATTAAGTGGTCTAGGCACTCAAATTAAGCTTCCCACAACTAACGAAATAACAGATAGTTGGAATGAGACTTTAACTTCTATGCGAGAAGCATACGACAAGACAATTGGTGTGATTAATGAGCTTCCTATTGTAGTTGCAGCTAAAGTAGCGTTTGATACAGCTTCAGAAAACTTTTCTGAAATTACTGACGGTGTTAAAGGCTTCTTTAAAGATAATGAGGCTAACCTAACTACAGTTATTGCTTCTGGTATGGCAATTGCTTTCAGCAAAGGTCTTCGTAGTGCTACTTTCAAGCTTGCTATACCTCTTGCTATTCTATCTGCTGTTGGTGGTTTAGGTAACAGTCCAGAGTTCTTGGCGGCTGTAGGGAAAACAGCTAAGTCTTTTGGTGAAACCTTCAAAGACTTAATTTCAGGTGATGGGGATGTTGTTGCTAACATCTTGACAGGTCTTGGTAACGTATTTTCTACAATAGGCACAAGCTTTATTGATGGTCTTTTCGGAGAAGACTTCGAAAGTGATTTTGTTGATAGTGGTGCAACTGCCTTAAGTGCTGCTCTTGTTGCACTAGCTGTCGCCCCTACTTTAACTAAAGCCGCTGCTATGTTTGGCATTAAACTCGGAGGTATGCTTCTTGCTCCTTCTGCGTTTAGCACTGCTATTAGTGGCGTTGCTACTAGCGCTGCGTTTATCGCTGCTACTACCAAGCTACGTACTAGCATGTTTGCCTTGTTATTTGCTGCTGATATGGCTTCACCAAAAATAGTTTCTGGTCTGTCTACAGCTATGACAGGTGCAGGTAAGGCAAAGAAGTTCTTGTCGGCTGCTAAAGCATTAGGTAAAAGGCTAATTGCAGGGATAGCTATAGGGTTTACTGCAAATGCCATAGGCGACATGCTTGGTGACGCTCTTGGACTTAACAAAGTAAATATCTCTTATGATGAGTTCGGTGATGGAATAAAGACTAGCAGCATTGGAACAACTTTGTTTGACTTGTTCAACGATGCGCTATCTGGTGCCATTGCGGGGTTTGTTGTTGGCGGCCCTTGGGGCGCTGTTGCAGGTGCTCTTGGTGGCGCTCTTCTAGGTATCTTCGTATCTGAAGAACAAAAGAACGGTATCATCAATATGTTCCATGTTGTTAAAGATGCTGTACTAGATGGTCTAACTTCTGCTTGGGATGCTTTCAAAGAGTATGCTAGTGATTGGACACCTAACTGGCTTAAGGACTTGTTTGGTGCTAAAGAAGGCTTCGGAGGCTCACAAGAGTTTGAAGCTGACGCATCACAACTACCTGCATCTTTTGCTGGCTACGGACAACAACCCGGTGAAACAGATGAAGAGTACAGGAAACGTGCTCAGAACTTTAACACAGGTGGTTACGTCTCTGGTGCAGGTACAGGCACCTCTGACTCTATTCCTGCTATGCTTTCTAACGGTGAGTATGTCATTAAGGCTGCTGCTGTTAACAAGTTGGGTAAAGGTAAACTAGACTTGTTGAACCAAGGTATACTTCCTAAGTTTGCCACTGGTGGTATCGTAGGTCGTGCTCAAACAGAAATCAGAGACTCTTTCGCTCGTGGTGATGTTGGCTTAGCTATGGAAATGATTTCCTTAGTTGAACAACTCGGTAAGTTAGATGAGACTCTGGACGGTCTCACTGATGAGATGAAGAAAGAAGTTAAGAAGGTTGCTAATGTTGGTGGTCGTTCTGAAGAAGAACAAACTCAAATTGATAACCTTAGGGCATCCTTCAACAGTCAGCTTTCTAGTGCTATTTCTGCTGTTATGCATGGTGGTGATTGGAAAGACGTTCTACACGGTCTCCTTGACTCTGTAACAAGCACTATCATCAACAACTTTGCTGATGGCCTTGCAGAAGGCATAACTAAGAACATTGACTTTGATTCTATGTTCGATGGTCTTGGTAATATTTTTAGCTCAGGCTTTTCTATGGGCGGTGGCTCAGGTATCGGTGGACTTTTGTCTGCGGGTCTTGGCTTCCTTGGGTTCTCTCAAGGTGGTGTTGTACCGAACATACCGGGCTCACAAGCGGGTAAGGACTCTGTTCCTGCAATGCTTATGCCGGGTGAAGTTGTTCTTTCTAAGAATGATGTTCGCAATATGAACAACAACCAGTCTGGTACTCAACAATCATTTAACATCAATGTATCTGGTGATGTGTCACGACAGACTCGTAAAGAGATTGTTAAGATGCTTCCACAAATTACTAGCGGTGTTAACATGAATAACAAAGAGTCTAACTACAGACGATAAAACTAAATGGTCATCCCTTCGGGGGTGGCCTTTTTTTACCAAATCTAGAAGTATTTTTACCCCAAAAAAGTGGGGGTTTTGCACCCTCTATAATAGAAGAACGAAAGAACTTAACCTTAAATGGAGACCAAAACAATGTTAGACGTTATTATGATTAAAATATTAAGAGTGCTGTGGACAATCGTAATGTTGCCCCTTACACTCATAGTAGTGTTAACTGCACTTGAAGGCCACCTCCTAGTAGCTCTCGGACTTGCAATCGGACTGTTACTTTTATCTAAGATGATATACGGGAACTTTATCTATGAAGCACAACTGAGATGGAGAGAAAAACAAATACAAGAAGAAATCGAAGTTGACATTCACATGAACCGACTTCTAAAACGCGGATATGTCAGAAAAGACATTCACAAGAAAGCTAAACAAGCTATCGAAGCACGTAGATAATCTAAAACCCAAAGGGAGAACACAATGTTTAAATTTTACCGTGGCACATGCCAACGTGAAGCACACGAACTTGCTAACGACACTCAGACTCGTGAAGTATCTCACTGGACTGATTCCTTCTCTAACGCTGCTAAGTACTCTAAAGGTGCTGTGGTAGAAATTGAACTTGACGAACTACCACCACACTTCAACGCATACCGTGGCGTATGTGAAGGTGATGCAGCACACGGCACATTTGCTGAGTGGGTATTACCCCGTGATTACTTTGAAAACCGTGCATCTTGCTTTGTAGAAGAAGCAACTGTACACTGCGTATAAAACCTGAAAGGGAGACCAAAATGGAAACGAGTATCTTTGTAATGGTGTTTATCGGATTCCTTGCGAGAGGTATGATTGGCACTCTTATCCAAAACCTGCTCAAGACAGACCTACTGTTGTTCTGCACACCTGTAAACTTAATGGGTGCTGCTTACTTCATGTGGGCGCTTGTCTGGGGTAACGTAGAAGCCTTACATGTAGGTTTCTTTATGTCAGACCTTATACTGACAACACTTATTCTTTGTGGGAGCAAAGCTAAACCTTGAATGGAGATAGAAATGACACATGTAACTAAATCAACAGACGACCAAGTTATCCGTAACCGTGAATACTTCAACCGTGCTATCATCTTTCAAGGTGCTAGCTCTGTAGGTGGCTTCACAGACATCGATGCTGTATATGACGTTAAAGGTAAAGCTCTTGTGCTTATCGAAGTTAAGCGTGAGGGTTGTGCTATCACTACAGGCCAAAAGATTCTCTTTGAGAGAATGGTTATGTGGTGTCAGAAACCTGTTTATGCTATTACGGCATGGGAAAACCAAGAGGGTGACATCATCCTTAAGGATTGTGAAGTTAAAGAGGTCCGTGTTAAAGGGCCAGAAGGTAAGGCTGTAGTCAAGCCCATGCGTGGTCAGACTGTTAAACAGATTATCAACTACATCGAAAAGAAACATGGAGTAGCAAAATGAACTATGAATCAATCGAAGCCTATCTAAAACGCTTACGGGAGTCAGGACTATGAAAGTACAACTTGAATTATACATCAATAATGTTGAGCATCAACTTGACGCTGAAATGATTGACTATGGTGTTGTGATTCGTCATACAGGTACAGTAGAAGACCTTGACGGAGACTATGAAGTTATCGAAGGTCCAGAGTTTGCTCACATCACACTTACTGATGAGGCTGGCAATCAGTGGAGCCCTCATAGCGAACTACTTGAGTCAATGGATGATATACTACGTGACTATTGGTATCAACTAGTAGAGGATAATCTAATCTAATGATAATGACAGCAGTGACATGCCTAGCTTTGAATGTCTTTTTCGAGGCTAGGCACGAGACCATAACAGGACAAATAGCAGTAGCCGAAGTTACACTTAACCGTGTTGCTGATAAGCGCTACCCTAATAACGTATGTGATGTAGTCTGGGAGAAGAACCAATTCTCTTGGACTCATGACGGTAAACACGATGACCCTACCCGTATGTCCCACCTGGACCAGAGAGCCTGGGAGAGCATCGTAGAGCTATCAGAAGACATTTTAGATGGTCAGGATATACTTCTTGGCCTCTCATCAACACACTACCACTCTGTGGCAGTCTCGCCCTTTTGGAAGTCTCACTACGAGGCTGACGGTCGGATTGGCAACCATATCTTTTATACTAATGAAACCCCCTATAAATGAGGAAGACCAAAATGAAAACTCTTATCACAGCAGCAATCATCGCAGTATCCGCAACTACAGTAGTAGCTAACCCCTTGACCAAAGCAGAGAGCCTTGGTAAATGTGTTGGCATTGCTCAAACAATCTTAGACAACTTCTCGATTGATATCATGTTGTCTGACAAATGGAACAACGAAAAACTCACAGCTATTGTTGACATTAGCTTTGACCGTCTCTTCGAACTTGAAGAGGCTACAACAGAAGGCATGGGCAGCGCAACAACCAAGGCTGTTAAAGAACGCATGGGCGAAAAGTTCGACTATGGTATTCTGTTTGGAGGTGGCTTTGCTAACGCAGGTGGCCTAAATAACGCAACAGAATTCATGTTGAATAGCTGCAAATAACTGGGGAAATCCACCCCTCTATAATGAACAAATCAAAGTCTTGAAAGGACATACTATGAAAACTCTCGTAATCGCATCTATCATTGCAACTGCAACCGCAACGGCAACTTTCGCTGGAACAACAGCTACTTGGGGTGGTACTACAGGTACCTTCGCTGAAGGCTGTACCTTTCAACAAAATGTTGCTGGTCAAATGTCTCTTACTAATAACACTTGGACAGTCGATGACCCTGCCTTGATTCAGGTTAAAACACGCAATGTTGGCAACCTTACTATTGTATCTGACAACAAACTACGCACTACTGCGGGTGTAGAAGTTGACAGTGCTACTGTTAACTACACAGGAACAATAGTTAGTAACGCTCACGGTGCTGTTGTTAACATCAATCCAACAGAGATTGCTATCGGCAACTTAACAGCAGGTAACGGTGTTAAAGTTGTTAACATCCAACTTAAAGGTACTGCTGAAATGTCTAACACAGACGAACTATCTAGCACTACTGCTTACAAAATCAACCACACAGTAACTTGCCTACAGTAATATGAAGTATATTGTAGCTATGGTGCTAATGCTGTTACCAACTCTTTCCTCGGCACACTCTATGTTGCCGGGGTTTGAGGTTGAATATGCTCCCGCTCCTGTCTTCACAAAGACTTACGAGCTTGAGAACCATTATGACTTTCCAGCTACTTTGGAAGTCTATGTGCTAAACAAAGATGGTTCTCCAGCTGTAGGTTGGAGGACTGACAAAGAAACTTATAAAATGAAACCTAAAAGCAAGAATCAAGTATCTATAGACTTTAAGTCTGTTGGTCAAAGAAAGCTTCTTGTATGTTCAAAACTTGTAGGAGTCGGTTATGAAGAAGTTAAGCCTAGTATTATCAGTGTTGTCTGCAGTCGCCTTATCATCAATGGCAACAGCGAATAGCTACAATATACAAACTAGCAATGGTGCTGGTTGTTCACAAAATGAAAACACAGGTCGTTCTGTAGAGTTCGGTGCTGATGTTAATACTTACACAAATGAAAGCAACTTCTCTGTTACTTATAGCATCCAGTTGGGTCGTGATAAGTTAAAGAAGATTGACTGTTCTGCCATGTATAACCTAGAAGTATCTAGACAACGCATGGAACTTGAAAAGCAACGCTTAGAACTTGAGCTACTACGTACTCAAATAGCAAACGCTAAAGCCCAAAAGAAAGAAGTCAATCTTGGTGATGACTGGTAAACCGGGGTAAACTACCCCTCTATAATGAACAAATCAAAGTCTTGAAAGGACATACTATGTTTAAATCTATCATCGCAGCAGCAGTAATCGCAACAGCAACTTTCGTAACTCCAGCAAGTGCAGCACTACCTATGGCTACTTGTAAGGTATTAGGTAACCTAATTGAGAACGTAGCTACACTTCGTGACGCAGGTGTTTCCCCGGTAGAAGTGTATGAACTGCTAACTGAAAATGGCCTCACACCAGCAGTCGCCGCTAACATGCTTGAGATTGTTTTTATTACAGGTAAAGATGTTGACGGTAGCCTCTTGAACCCATTGTTCGTAGGTACATGCGTAGGAGAATCAGCATAATGACTAAAGCACAACAACGTAAATCACCTGAGTTCATGAAAGAAATCTCATTCAAAGAACTCGTAAAAGCAATCGATGCCAAATGGTCACACACCTACGGAGACGTAGATGACCAAGGTAACGAGGTTCGTTAATATTCTACAGTGTCCCTCTTCGGAGGGGCATCATAGAGCACTAACGCTCTTTTAGCCCTATAGGAGAAATAAAATGGGAATTATCTTTGCAATCGTAATGCTTGTCGGCGCAACAACAGCAGCTGAAAATGCCGAACTATGTATCCACAGTGACCGCTCAACACTCACACAAGCTCAAGTATCTGAATGTGAATCATATGCAGAACTTCATGACGAAAACCTTGGTTGGAACCTTGGCGGAATGACTACTGGTGCAGTTATCGTCATGGGTAACTAATACCTCTAAACCAACTAATAAATCTTTCATATCGGAGAATACACATGACAACTATTACACACGCAACAACTTCCGCAGCTTTCACTTACACGGTAGGTGGTACAAATGTTCGTGAAACTTGGCTTGATGGTTCAGGCAAAGTAATTAACTACTCGACTAAAACCCCACGGGGTCGCTACCTTGTGTCCTTGATTGCTCGTAAGGGCTTTGCTAAGACTAAATAAACTTAATCGCCCTGCTGCCCTTCGGGGTGGTGGGGCTTTTTAATCTAATAATTTTTTTTGAAAGGTTCACATTATGAACATCACACTATTTATTTGCGCTGCGCTTGTCTTACATTTCGTAGGGGTGGCTAAGTAAATAGTTAAATTGTCCTTAACAGTGGAGTGTCGAAAGATACCCCGTCCACATATAGAAGGAATGGCTGAATGAACTCAATGGAAATACTTTGCGAAAACATTCGTGAACGGCAAGGCTACCTTATGGATTTAAAAGGTGAAAAACCTGACAAGCGAAACACTGCTTGGCATCTATATGACAAAGACCCAGAAGAAATGATTAGCTTTACCTACGGACATATACTAAGTAAGATTGAGATATTGGCTGAACTAACCACTATCCTATCTTCAGTAGGTGGCTCTATCAACAGACGATATAAACTAAAACTAAACGAGGTAGACTCAATCCACTTGGGTTGGTTTGTGTTCTTGGCCTATGTTGATACAGGTATCGTAGATATCAATCGTAAGCGCAAGAAGAAGAAAAACGGCAAGCTTAGTAAACACTCTTCTTACCATGTTCAGGTAAAAGATGCAGCTGCCCTTAACAGTGTCTTAGAACAAATAGACACAAACGATACAGAAATGTTTCCTTCTCCTGTAGCACCTGCTGATTGGGAAGTTGGGAAGTTTTACCATGAAAGTGGATACCCATTAATTAAGAAGAACCCACATGAAGATGCGGTTAAAGCTTGTAAGTTGGGTGGCACAGAGTACTTAGTGGAAACGCTAAACAAACTAAACAAGACTGCTTGGCGGATTAACCCGTTTATATTTGACACATTTAAGAAGTGTACCTTCTTAGGTTCAGATAAAACTCCGTTTAAGTTTAAGAAAGAGGTAGACCCTGTTAAGAGGGCTTCCTTAGAAATAGAAGCAAGGGCTATTGAGAAGCTCGCTGAAAGGAACAAAGACAATGCTTTCTATCATCTGTATAATGTTGACTTTCGTGGTCGCATATACCCTAACACTGCGTTTCTACATGAGCAATCCTCAGACAACGCCAAGGGGCTTCTACTCCTCGACAACCCCGTACCTCTAGGGGAAGATGGTTTCTACTGGCTATCAGTACACACAGCTAACATGTGGGGTAACGATAAGGTCTCTCTTGATGACCGTGCTCAGTGGGTTCAAGACAACTTCTTCGACATTTGTTCTTATGTGGGAGACCCTATGAAGAATACAGGGTGGATGGATGCAGACAAACCCTTTTGTTTCCTTGCTTGCTGTTTTGAGCTTAATAGTTTAGCTGAGTGGGGTGTTCATAAAGACCCCGAAGACTTTCCTTCATGCCTACCTATATACATCGATGGCTCTAACAACGGTGTTCAGCACCTCGTTGCTATGTCTAAAGATGAGGCGGTTGCTCCTTTGGTTAACTTAAAACCACAAGAGTTACCGGGGGATGTCTACATGTTCATAGCTGATAAGGTTATTGAACAAGTAAAGATAGATGCTGAAAAGCTTTTAAGTGTTGAAGGTACGACTGAAGCATTTAAAGAACTCTACGATGACTTTGTTGCTCTAGAACAGAGTGTTAATAGACACTCGGTAAACCCTAAATCAGAGCTATTCTCACAGGCTATTAAACGCCGTAGTGAGTTTGGTAACGCAAAGAGAGACTTGTTAAAGAAGTTTGCTCCTTTGTACTGGTACAACATCAAAGAGAAAAAGATATGGCGTAAGACTGTTAAACGCCCTGTCATGACGCTGGGCTACGGTGCTGTTAAGTACGGCATGGTAGAACAAGTACACGATGATACACGAGACATCTCTACTTACTTAAGAGATAAACACAAGTCGTGGTCTGCTTACCTAGGCGATATGGTTTATGAAACCTGCTATCGTGAACTCAAAGGACCAGCACAAATGCTGCGTATGTTTGAGGCTCTAGGTGAACAAGAGAATGAGAAAGATAAACCTATTGCTTTTCGGCAAATCATAACAGGTTTACCTTTTGTTCATGCCTATCGTAAAGGTGAAAATAGAACTGTTAAGCTATCACATAACGGTGTACGCATGGAGCTAGAGTTTACTCTCTGGCAAAACGCTACACTAAATAAAGATAAGCAAACACAGTCGGCTCCGCCTAACATTGTGCATAGCATTGACGCAGTACACTTGTCTATGTTTATACACGATACAGACTACCCTGTTACTGTTGTGCACGACTCTTTCGGTTGTCACGCAGGTAACATGAATAAGGCATTCTATGATGTACGTAATCACTTTGTAGAGCTTTATGATAGTAACCCACTTGAGCACATCTTCGAACAGATGGGTGCTTTACCACTAATACCCAACAAGGGAAATCTGAACGTAGCTGATATTATCGCTTCAGACTTCGCATTTGCATAAGGAGAGAATCATGCAAAAGATTATCGTAGGTGACAAATTCAAAGTACAATTCGATGATGTAGTTGATGCAGTACGAGTTACTGCCCTTGGTCTGTTTGACGGAGGTGGTATCGAGTATCTTGAGGTTATCGTTAATGATGACTTCTATGCAGAACTCTACATCGAAGACATGGGCCGTGATTGGTCTTTTGTCGATTAAAACAAGGCCCAAATTAGGGCGGAATAATGACTAATACTAGTCGAAACACACACAATACAAATCTCAAATATATCCCAAAAGGAAGAAATATCATGGCTAACAATACAATCATCTTGTCCAACGTTGAACTGTTCTTTGCTAAACTGGACCCAGCAAACCCTAACTCTCGCTTCGACAAAGAGAACCCAACATGGGAAGTTCAAATTCGTACTAAGGATAAGGCTGTAGCTAAGAGCTGGAAAGACCAGAACTTGCGTGTTACACCTGACGAGAATGACGATGGTGTATTCTATCGTGCAAACCTCAAGAAGAAATCTAAGAAGCGTGATGGTTCCGATATGGCACCTGTAAACGTTGTTGCTGGTGACTTGTCACCTATTGACCCTGCAACTGTAGGTAACGGCTCTATTGCTAACTTGTCTGTATTCCAGTATGACTACAGCATGGCTGGTAAAGAAGGCGTTGCTTCTATGTTAATGGGTGTTCAGGTTACTACTCTTAATGAGTATAAGCCTCGTCCAACACAGGGTGGCTTCGCTCCTACAGAGTTCAAAGTGAACAAAGTAGCAGACAACCAAGAAGTTGACGCTGACATGCTTGGTGGTCCTGACGACATTGACGACTTGGACTTCTAAGAATTAAACAATAACGGTCATCCCTTCGGGGGTGGCCTTTTTAATCATATGGGGAACTATTATGGATGTACGTGAAACATACTACGAGCTATACTTTGACGGAGACCTGCAACACGAGGGTACTTATGAAGAGTGCAGAAACTTAGCTCTTCATGCCTATGACGATGATTGCGCTGAAGTTTATGAAGTAACTGTAACAGAAGAAAAGGTGACAATATGAAACTACTTAAAGGTGTATACCTAGCTGGCCCTATGGCTGGCTTCTCTGGGGAAGAAATGAAAGAGTGGCGTACTGTTGCAACAGAGCAACTAGTGGCTGCTGACATCCCTGTACTTGACCCTACACGCCGTGTTAGTTTTCACGAGCAGTCTCTAGACGACAAGGGTCTTAACTCTAACATTGCTCAACGTATCTTCCGTCAAGACTTGCGTGACATCGCTCGTTGTGAAGTTCTGTTGACTGACTTACGTGACCACCCTAAAGCCAAGGCTCAAGGTACTGCAGCTGAAGTTATGTTTTCTCATATGAAGCATAAAATCATTATTGCATTCAAGAACCCCGGCGATAAACTTAACCCTTTCATGTCAGCTATGGCTACCGAAGTGCATGACTCACTTCAAGACGCTATTGATGCTGCTATTGACTATACCCTGTAAGGAGTACTACTAATGGTTGTAGACAGATGTCCAACTACACACGCTTGGCGAGTCAGCATGGTTATTGCTGGCTTCCGTGAATCCCGGCGTTACATGGGGTACACTAAAGCAGAAGCAATAGCATCCTTTGAAATGGAGTTTAACTTATGAAAGTAGCAGTATACTATAACCTCCACAAACACACATTCTCTTTGCAATCACGCAACAAAGAAGACTACGGTAAGGTTATTGGCCATACTGAACATGTCATCTTGAAGAACGCTAACTATGTCGTCCGGTCAGCTGGTCGTAATAAAGTTCTACAAGAGAAGAAAAAGAACGTTCACGCTTTCGTAGTAGGTGAACTAGTGGAGGGTATCGTCGGTGCCCGTTATAAAGAAAAGGCTGTAACTTATAACCCCTATAAGTGTAAGTCATTCTACGAAAAAGAAACAGGAGAACCAATCGCATCCTCGGAGTACGCTGTACTTCGCAAGGATGTTAACGGTAAACCAATCATAGGAGCATACTAATGTACACATATACAATAGAATCAGAACTAGTCGTATGGAATGAAACAGACAACTGGCAGTTTGCCATTGATGAATGGTCAACGCTTTGGACTCAAATGACTGTTTATGATGGACTGCTGGGCATTTACGTTAGACGTAACGGAGAAATTGTCAAAGTTCTTATTAGTGAAGAAGACATCAAGAAACACTCAGAATTTTTGCTGTCTGTTAGAGACTCATCAAATCGTATAGAAGGAAGAATCATGATGGATATGTATGAACAAGAAGTAAACGGTATGGATGTAGTAGAGCCTAAAGACAAGCTGGACTTGCCTAAAGAGTGGCAAGAGCCTTATACTGCCTATATAATTCGTAAGACTAAAGAAGAAACCAACTACATGCTTGACGAGGAAGAATTAGACTACAAAACTGCTGTTGCTGAAATGGAAGGTAATGATTTAGTAGTTGACTTCCACGGTAACTTTGAAGACATGGATGATGATACACAAGATGCTATCATTAACCCTAAACACTATAAGCTCTTCTCTGCAGAGGACTACGCACGTTACCCAGACGGAATCGAGTATATGGACTTATGCGACAAGGCTTTGGCTCACCTAACAGGCGTAGAGGCGCACTTAGTGGGTCAGATTCTTAAGTACACTCTTCGTGTAGGTAAGAAAGATGCCAAGGAACAAGATGCTAAGAAGATTGAGTGGTACGCCTCTCGTCTTGTTAAAACAGTGAAAGGGGGCTAAATGCTAGAAGAACGTTTCATTCGGACTGCTAACAAGTACCATTGGGCTGTCAAGGGGCACTTAATCCCAGAAGGGACGTCCGACGAAGAGATTATTAAGATACATGACAGTTACCTCAAACGCTTATGGGGTAATCACGAGGCTTTACTGTGTCGTGATGAATTCGAAAAACTGTGGGAACAACGTTTAATGGAGAAGTAAATGAATAACTCAGCTTTAATCAACGATGTTATGAAGTCTTTAGAGGGTCTCAACACAGCAGACCACTATATGCACGAAACTGGTGATGTAGAAGATGCAGCACTAGACGCAGCACATCGGAATATTTCTGATGCTATCGCAATCTTAAACTCATTTCTCGAAAGGAAGCGTAATGAAGGTTAGCCCCGACTCACGTATCATCCGTAAAGCCGCAGAGAGCCTCAGAGAGACTAACATTGACCTCTCGATACCCCAAGCCATCCATCAGGCCAACATGGCCCTAGAGATGGTTAGAGACGCAGAGTATCGTGTCATGGATGAGGCTTACGACAACTAGAAACTCGAACTAATAAGCTAGGAAACCTTATGAAATTAGTATTCGATATCGAGGCCAACGGTCTCTTAACAACAGTATCTAAGTTCCACTGTGCTGGTGCTTTAGATGTAGAAACAGGAAATGAGTATTGGTTTAGACCTCATCAACTACAAGAGTTCTTAGACCTCCTTGACTCCGCTAAAGTAATCATTGCTCATAACGCTTATGGCTATGACGTAGAGGCTCTCCGGATTTTATCTGGTGGGTCTTGGACTCCCAAGGCCACAGTACAATGTACCAAGGTTATGTCTCAGATGCTTAACTATCGCCGCTTCGGCTTCGGTCACTCACTCAAACAATGGGGTGAAGCTTTCGGAGACCAGAAGGGCGACTATAACGGTGGCTGGGAAGAGTTCAATGAGGATATGTTTGAATACATGAAACAAGATGTTCGTCTTGGTGCTCGTGTTTATAACCACCTCATGCAAGAAGTAAAGAACTATATTGCCTCTAGTAACTCCAAAGGTATTCTCAAGGCTTTACGCTCTGAGATGCAGATGGACCACATCATGGTTAAGCAGAACCGAAATGGTTGGTTGTTTAACTCGATGGAGGCTACTCAACTACTAACTACTGTGGAAGAAAAAATGAGGTCTATTGAGGACTTTATTAATCCACAACTACCAGCAAGATTAAGAAAGGTAGACAATGAACCGAAATCACCGAAGTTCACAAAGGCCGGAAAACCTGCTGCATGGATGCGTAAATGGTTTGAGCTTAGCGATGAGTGCATGGTTGATGATTGCCCTGTCTGGGGAGAATTCAGCCGTATTGAATTTATTGATGGCGACGTGGGTAATACTGACACTGTTAAACGCCTTCTATATTCTTTGGGATGGAAGCCAGATGAATGGAACTGGAAGAGGATTGACGGGAAGTTTGTCAAGGTCTCACCCAAACTATCAGATAGCTCCTTGGAAGGACTCGGAGATGTAGGTAAGGCTCTTATGGAGTACTATACTCTACGCTCTCGTCACTCTATTATCAAGGGTTGGTTTGAACATATCGATAGTAATAGCCGTTTACATGGCGATGTGTTTAATATCGGTACACCTACATTCCGACAGACCCACAAGATTATTGCTAACTTGCCTTCGGGTAAAGCAGTATTAGGTCCAGAGGTACGTAAGTTGTTTGTAGCCAAAGATGGTTATAAGCTAGTCTCTGCTGACTCTGCAGCTTGTCAGCTACGTCTCTTGGCTCACTTCATGAAGAATGAAGAGTTTACTAGAGAGATACTTGATGGTGATATCCACCAGAAGAATGCTGACATCCTTGGCTGTGACCGTCCTACGGCTAAGCCCTTTATCTTCGCCTTCTTGTATGGCGCAGGTGGTAAGAAGCTAGGCTCTATTCTCGGTGTATCTGAGAGAGAAGGTAATAAGAAGAAGAAACAATACCTAGAGTCCATTCCAGCCTTGAAGAAGCTAATTAACAGTGTTCAACACATTGTTGAGGAGCAAGGCTACATCCCCGGTCTAGACGATAGACCTATCTATACAGAGTCTGCTCATAAGGCTCTTAACTACCTTATTCAAGGTGCTGAAGCTGTTGTAATGAAGTACACTATCATTATGATTGAAGAAGAACTTGAGAAAGCTGGCCTAGATGCCTCTATCCTGTTATTCTACCACGATGAAGTTACATACGAGGTTAAAGAAGAACAGGCTGAACAAGCAAGAGAAATTATCATGCGTTGTTTTGAAGAAGCACCTAAAGCTCTAGGTGTAGATATCATGACATGCGGAGATTGTAACATTGGAGATGACTACTATGACGTTCACTAAACTTATCAACAACAGCGTAATATTCTCAATCGACAACGCTTGGGATGTTCATATCCTAGCCAAGTTCATGCGTCACATTGACACTAAGCGTGTGATGGGTGAGATGCAGAAAGAAATGCTCGTATGTAGCGGCATGTGGAATGGGCAACAAGAACTGTCTTTCTATATGGACTATAACGACTTCTTTACCCATGTAGCTAACTCTGGCTATGTGGATGAGCAAGAATGCTTCATGATTGTTAACCCAGTCAAGCCTAACCAACCTCATCGTAAACAAGCAGCCTTGTTATATCGTTGTGGTAATCAGGAACTATTGGGTAGCTTCACAGAAGTATCTCGGAAAGAAGCAGAGGCTAACAACAGCTATACTTACTTCTACAAACACGACTTGTATTTCATTGCTGGAGAGGAAGAATAATGGAATTTACTCGTATGGAAAAGCGCATGTATCAATTAGAGCTGGAAGTCGAGAGGCTAACCAAGCTACTTGATGTCATCTGTGAAGACCATAGTATACGACACGCTATTGCTGTTCATGAGATGAGCAAAGGTAAACAGGAGGTCGTAGATGGACCAACAACTAAGTATGAACTTTCAGAGTTTGCCAAAGCCAACTATGGCAGAGGATACTCGGAGTACTGAATACCAAAGGCGGTTACGGATACGTTTATCTGTAGCTGCCTACGCCTATGAGTATGAGAATGATAGTGTCATGTCTGATGCTGAATACGATAGGTTATCTTTGTTAGTCGATACTTCTATTTCTACTAAGAATAGAAAGATGGACAACTACTTTAAAAAGAGATTTAACCCTGACACTGGTCAGTGGATTAGGTTTCATCCCGATAAACCCGGTCTAGCTAACGCTTACCACAGATACTACAAGGAGAAATAAAATGTACGCACCAGAACAGAACATTGGAATCTCAGGTTGGTTTGAAACTGAGTATGGGGTAGACTTTGTTGAAATTAGAAGTGCCGAAGGTCTAGATGACCTTGTGGGACAACTATTAGAAGACTACGGTGATGACATCGTAGGTGTAGACCTTGAACTAGACGGTGAGTACTCAGATGGCTCACCAATCGACGAAGACTATGTAATTGGAACAGCTTTAGAAGAGGCACAATAATATGTTTATAGCAGTAGAAGAAAACATCCGCATCGAGTTTGACCGTTTCTATTCAGCAGTTAAGTTTCATAACATGGAACTACCTGAAGGTCTCCGTGACTTGTTAGAAACACTTGAGGATAACGTCATTAATGAGTATGATAACCAAGCTATGGAAATCCAAGAAGAGTCTTGGGATGAGGGTTACGCTGAAGGCAGGGACCACGGTCGTGACGAAGGCTTTGACGATGGCTTTGAGAGCGGCAGCGACCACGGTTATGATTTAGGTCATTCTGATGGTAAAGAAGTAGGCTACGATGATGGCTACTCAGAAGGTTTAGACCAAGGTCATGCAGATGGTCACAATATAAGCTACGAAGAAGGCTTTAAAGGTGGGTATGAGCAAGCGAATATCGACAATGAGTGAGTTGGAACGCTTCTTAAACGAAATCGGTGTAGTAGATAACTATGTCGAAGAACCTGTAGTAGATGAACGGGCTTACTATCTTGTTCAAGGCTACTACAATGACCCACGAAACGAAAATGGAAAGGTACCCTTCTAATGTTTACAGTAGAACACGAACCAGACTTTACAGTGGTAACAACTCTCGACCAAGGTGGGGAGCATGAAGACGTTGAAGTTATCTTAGATGATGAAGATATTGTGATACGTCAGTTTAATGAAGACATGGGTTGTTATGACCTAATCAACATGAGCTTTCAACAGTTCAAAGACATCATTGCTTCCATGGAAAAAGGTCAAGGAGCATACTATGCAGAGTGAACTATACGAGAGACTAGCACTAGACTTCTTTAGCCCCGGACACAGGAATCACGAGAGACTCGCAGAGGGGCTCATAGAAGAGGCTAACGAAGTTTTGGAGGCCCAGAATAACGAAACTCGTTCTGAGCTTCTAAACGAGCTAGGTGACGTTCTCTGGTATATCACTATCATGGCTAACCAAGAGGGTTCCTCACTAGAAGAACTTATGAAAATGAATTACTACAAACTAGAGGAAAGGGCGATGAATGGGAAGTAACACATGGGACGGAATGTTCATGGCAATGGCACATGCTGCTGCCCTTCAATCCAAAGCAACTAAACTAAAAGTCGGCGCTGTTGCCGTTAACGATGGAAATGTAATAGGAGTAGGTATAAATGGCACACCAACAGGATGGTATACTAACGAAGATATCGACCCAGCTACGGGAAGCACAGCAGACTGTGTCCTCCACGCTGAAGAAAACCTCGTCTCTAAACTGGCAAAATCAGGCGCTGGTAGCGATGGAGCTACTCTTTTCTGCACTACTGCTCCTTGTATTAAGTGCAGTCGTCTCATTGTACAGTCTGGGTTTAGCAGGGTGGTCTATGATTCAGACTATAAGACAGAAGATGGGCTAGAACTATGCCGAAGATTAGGGCTAGAAGTCCATAAACATAAGGGATAAAATAGGGCGGAATAATGACCAAAGTCATCCCAGAATTATAAGGAACTATAAGTATGACTATAGCTATCATAGATGGTGATGTTCTTGTATATATGTCTATATGGAAGACCGAATCACTAGAAGAAGCAAAGAAGAAGTTCATGGAACACCTTAATGATGTTCAGAATAGCTTGTTCACAAAAGACTACGTCATGGCCATTGGTGGTCCTGATAACTTTCGAGTAGACCTTTTCCCTGACTATAAGGGGAATCGGAAGAAAGCCAAAGATACTAGACCTGAGTGGTTTGGTGACTTGAAGTCTTGGGCAAGTAACTTAGAAGGCTCTGTTGAGTCTGATAACTGTGAAGCTGATGATTTAGTCCGTGTATGGGCTTTAGAATGTGATAAGGCAGGTATTAACCGTTGTGTTGTATCTGTTGATAAAGACTTGGATTGTATTCCAGGTTCACATTATAACCCTCGCACTAAGGCTATTTATCAGGTGTGTGAAGAATACGCAGAACGGTTCTATTGGCAGCAAGTACTAACAGGGGATAGTGTTGATAACATCCCCGGCTTGTGGAAGGTAGGGCCAGTAAAAGCTAAGAAGATTCTTGCTGATGCATGGACTCATAGTGAGTTGATTGCTGCAGTATGCCGTGCGTACCATGATGCTTATGAGGACGAAGGCTATGCCTACCTCTTGGCTAACGGACGCCTAATCCACATCTGGAGAAAAATTGATGACCACTTCAAAGTTGACAAAGAAGTATACGAAGCAGCTATCAAAGGATGAAATAGGTCATTGGGATTGTAAGTTTAAGTTTAATCCCTGTGATGTATTTGGTTTCTTGTACTGCATTCACAATACGGTTACTGGACAGTTCTACTGGGGTAAGAAGCAATTCTTCCACGGTGGCAAAAAGAAGTCTAAGACCTATGGTAAAGAAATGACTTGGCGGACCTACACGGGTTCGTCTATCCACCTTAAGTCTGACATTTCTAAGTATGGGCATGATAAGTTTACCTTTGAGATTGTAGATGTATATAATACTAAGGGTGGCCTTTATTATGCAGAAGCCTATGCTCAGATGGTCTCTGAGTCTATGACTGAGTACTTGGATGATGGTAAGACCCCTCGATTCTATAACAGACAGATTGCTGCTATTAGGTTTGTCCCTAAAGAAGCTGTGTCTGATAAGACTCGTAAGTTTATCAAATCACTGAAAAGGAAATACTAATGAGACAATTAGCAATTATGTTATACGTACTATCGTTGGCGTCAGCGGTCTTTGGATTGTTGGGTGCTGTCGATGTAATTGAGTTTAACTTCTTTGCTGCAGTGTTCCTATTCTTACTGTTCAAAGAAATATCTGAATTAGCAATGGCCTACTCATTAGCTTTGGAGGACTAGCATGGGTCGCATTGTAACTAAGAACCAACCCTGTGATGCATGTGGAAGCTCTGACGCTAGACAAATCTACGATGATGGTTCTAGTCATTGCTTCTCATGCCGCAAATCAACACCAGCACCTAGAGAGGGTATTACTGTGATTAAGAATGACACAGACTTCGAACCCGTCTCTTGGGGTCCAAGTCTTACTGAAATAAAAGAAGACTTCCCCAGCCGGGGTTTTAAAGAAAGAAACATCTTTAAGCAGGTATCTCAACACTACGGTGTTAAGGTATCCTATGATATCGATGGTAACATTGACAGTCACTACTATCCTTACTATAGTGATGATAATCTGGCTGGCTATAAAATAAGAAAGCTTCCAAAAGAATTTACCTCTGCAGGTAAAGTCCGTGGTGGTTTGTTCGGACAACAGTTATTTAATGGTGGCAAGCGCCTAGTAATTACTGAAGGTGAGCTTGATGCTATGGCTGTACAATCAGCATGGTATAAGCGTTACAAGACCTTCTATCCTGTTGTATCACTTCGTTCTGCTTCTTCTATTAAAGACTTGATTGAAGAGCGTGAGTGGATTAGAAACTTTGACGAAGTAATCCTATGGCTTGATAATGATGACGCTGGTCGTGAAGCAACGAAAGAAGCTGCTCGTATCATCGGTTATGATAAAGTTAAGGTTGCTAAGTCAACTGAGAAAGACGCATCTGACCTCTGGATTAAAGACCCTGACCGGGTTCTTAAGACAGTATATGATGCTACGGACTACACCCCTGCAGGTATTCTTACTAAAGAAGACTTGTGGACACAACTATCAGAGTACAATGAACTTGAATCTATTCCTTATCCAGACTTCATGGGGGGTTTAAATGATAAACTCAAAGGTATGCGCTTCGGTGAAATCACTCTATGGACATCCGGTACAGGCTCCGGTAAGTCAACACTCTTACGTGAAATCGCAGTCCACTTACTTAATACCACAGATGACAAAGTCGGAATTGTCTCACTGGAAGAATCACCAGCGGAGACAGCAAGAAAGATGTCTGGCATGGCCCTTAACAGGAACCCAGCAGCAGAGGAAATACCTCTTGAAGAACTCAAGGTTGGATATGACCAACTATTCGGGGATGATAGAGTACTGGTGTTAGACCACCAAGGTTCTATCTCGGATGGTTCAATCATGGACTACCTAGAGTACATGTGCCTATCAGGTGCTAAGTATTTGTTTGTTGACCACATTACTATTCTTGCTTCAGAGGGTGCTGATGGGTTAACAGGTAACGAAGCTATCGATAAGATTATGAATGACTTGTTGCGTCTTGTTAAGAAGCACAATGTCTGGATTGGTCTGATTAGCCACTTGCGTAAGACAGATAACAAGGGTAAATCTTTCGAAGAAGGTAAACTACCATCTATGGATGATATCCGTGGCTCTGGTTCAATCAAACAAATCAGCATGGACATCATTGCCTTTGCTCGTAATGTGGGTAGCGGCGATGACGTTGAAAGAAACACGATTAAAACAAAAGTCCTCAAATGTCGTTATACTGGTCTTACAGGCCCATCAGGAGCACTGTTATATGACTTTCCTACTGGAAGACTCGCTAAAGGAAACGACTACGAAGAACAAGCCGAAGGACAATCTTCCGGACAATTCATGAGGGTATAATGCAATCATCTGAGAGTGAAGTATTAATGCTTAGTATGATTCTTAACTTAGTGGTTGATGGGAAGTCTAATCTAGACAACCTATCACCCTATGTTAGGGACTATATACTAGGTCTTGTAGACGAATATGAAACCGAAGTTGAGCAGAATGAAGGTGATATACTATATTGGTATGCACACAATATGCTTGCGGAAATTAGCGGTTCTAAGAAACTTATACACTAGGAGATAAACTATGGAATTAAAACCTGAACTTAAGAAAGCTTTTGCTCACTATGAAGACTTTATCAAAGTAGTCATTAAAAATGAAGCCCACCTTGACACATATCTGAATTCAACTAAAACTTGGTCTGAAGAAGAAATGTTGTTTATGCGTGATTACTGGGACATCGACCATTCAGGTGGTTGCCCATTAGAAGATTGTGACGAATACACATGTAATGGCGATGAATGTGAATGTGACGAATCAGAAGTAGAAGTTGTACTCGACAATATGACTAAGCGTGAACTTGAAGCCTATACTCTGGATGAGCATGGTGTTGATATCGACCGCCGCTTGAACAAAGCAACACTAATTAAACAAATCAACGAACTAGAAGATAAGGACTAAATATAATGAACGCATACGAATCATTCATCCACTTGTCACGCTACTCACGTTATCTAGAGGCCGCTGGTCGTCGTGAAACGTGGGAAGAGACTGTAGACCGACTGATTGGTTTCTGGAAAAAAGAAGTTAGTAATAACGTAATTACTGATGACGAATTCCAACAGCTAACAGACGCAGTATACAACCGTGAAGTGATGCCCTCTATGAGAGCAATGTGGGCTGCTGGTGACGCACTGTCACAAAACCCATTCCGTGGATATAACTGCTCATTTACAGCTGTTGACCACATCCGTGCATTTGATGAAATCCTGTACATCTTGATGTCAGGCACAGGTGTTGGTTTCTCTGCTGAAGCACAATACGTTAACAAACTACCTATCATTAACGATACGTTCTCTCAAAGTGAGCGTACCATAACAATCGAAGACTCTGCTGAAGGTTGGGCTAAGGCTCTCCGTAAGCTGGTTGCTGAACTCTATCTAGGTAACACACACGCTTGGGACTTCTCTAAGATTCGTCCCGAAGGTGCTCGTCTAAAGACAATGGGTGGTCGTGCTTCTGGCCCCGCACCCTTACAAGACCTGATGACGTTTGTTACTAACACCTTTAAGAATGCTGCTGGTCGTAAGCTTCGTTCTATCGAAGTACATGACATTGTATGTAAGATTGCTGAAGTAGTTGTAGTTGGTGGTGTACGCCGCTCTGCTCTCATCTCTTTGTCAGACCTTGGTGACCCTGAAGTACGGGACGCTAAGTCTGGTCGTTGGTGGGAAACTACCGCACATCGTGCCTTGGCTAACAACTCAGCTGCCTATGAGCAGAAACCTTCTATGATGGTATTCATGGATGAGTGGTTGGCTCTTATGAAGTCTGGCTCTGGTGAACGTGGTATCTTTAACCGTGCTGGTGCTCGTGCGCTTGCCCCTGAACGCCGTAACTCTGACCTGTTGGTTGGTACAAATCCTTGTGCTGAAATCCAACTACGTTCTGGTCAGCTGTGTAACTTGTCGGAAGTTGTATGTCGTGTAGACGATACAGAAGAAGACCTTAAGCGCAAGATTGGCCTTGCTACTATTCTTGGTACTCTCCAAGCCTCTCTCACTGAGTTCAAATATGTCCGTAAAGTATGGCAAAAGAACTGTGAAGACGA